TCCTATAATTGAAGACACATCTGAAATTATAAAATAAAATCATTCTTTTCCTGAAGCTCAATTACTCGCTCGAAAGAGACTGTCAGATTGGAATGTATGTAAGCAATAAAAACGTCAGGTTAAATTTGATCCAATATATTTCTGATTCTGCTTGATACCTGCAAACACGGTCATTATTGACCGTGTTTTGTTATGCTGTTCGTTTCCACATGACTAGGCTAACGTATTCGTTCGTAACATCTACCATTTTGTTTGTGGACTCAATCAAGCCTTCCGCATCAATGTAAGTTCCCTCGGTAAGGGCAAGCGGGCCGCTTTTCTGGTTATCAGTCCCATGGGTTGTGTTAGGGTCCCACGTTGCCCCTGGAGACCTGTCACCTGAACGATGCCAGTGTGGCGGCAAATTATCAGCTTCGAGTTTTACCTTGTTACTGCCGCCGGTGACACCATACTGAGAACCAATACGCACCACCCTGTCTGCAAAGGTTTCGCTTAAGTCAACCCATGTCTGCCAGGGGAACCGCTCCGCTGGACTTTGCTCGCCAGAGACAACAATTCCGACATAAAAAATGGCGTCAACAATTGCCCTGTAAGCCGCTCCGTCGCTATTGAGTCCCAGCGCCTTTAGGGCTTCGGATGTATCGCTCAGATCGGAAAGATTATTTTCTTTCTGAAGTGCACCGGTGATCCGCGAGTCATCCCCCGCAGCTACCATTCCCGTCTCGGTGCCCACGTCCCGCGTAGCTGAGTTACCCAGTTCAAGATTATCCCTGGCCTCTTTGGGATCGTTTAAATCAGAAAGATTTTGTGCTCGCCGCAGATAGCGTTTATCACCTGTTTCCTGCGTGAGTGTGGCAAGCGCCGGATCGATAACAAGCTGCACGTTTGAGCTGTGCGTCAGCGTCAACACCAGCGTCAGAATGATCTCTTTGATAATGGAATCCGATTGCGCCGGGAGGTATGTCGCCGGGTATGTGCCGTAAGCGATGAGCGTACCCTTAGCGCTGACCAGCCCCGCTTCTCTGAGCGTTTTACCCGGATAATCCTGGCAGTTGATAACGATCTGCCCGCTGATAAATCCCTCATAGCTTGAATCAGAGTCAAAGGTTTCACGGCCAAACTGTCCAAAAAGCGCCGTCACCGCCGCCAGCTCATCGGGATCGGTCGGCAATATCACGTCGCCACCATCGCCGATCAGTACAGCGGTAATATCCACAACCTCCCCCGCCTGATACGCGGCCTCGATTTCGGCGGCGCCCGCCGTGGTTAGTGTCAGTCCAGTGGCCATTATGCCTCCTCATTTTTTGTTTCTGGCTCAATGCCGTACACACTGGCAAGGCGATCATAAAAATCATCACTTACGGTCTTGCGGTCAGCATCGATATCGCCTTCATCAAGATAAATCACGCCAGCGATCTGAAGCCGGTTCAGGTGTTCCAGGAAAAACGCATCGGTCTGACAAAAGTCGAGCAGGCTTTTTAATTGATTGAATGTTTTCATAGTTTGTTCGTTATCCAGTTGCCGGGTAAATCGTCGTAATCGTCCAGGCCCGCACAGGCATAAAACGCGTAATAGTGCGCGGTGACGTTCGGCACTTTGCCCATAAATGCCAGGCCTTTGCCGGCCAGTAATGCGCAGCTCCTGAATATTGCCGTTGTGGTGACAATCTCCGGGTAACTCGCAAGATTAAATATCGTGTTAACGTCGCTGCGTAATGACGCGCAGCCGTCAAACAGATAACCCACCGTCGTTACCGCCGTGGTGTTGAGTAATCCCGCCCCGACGACTTCCAGCGCACTGCATTCCGAAAAGACATTCGTGAATACCGTGGCACTTATGCTGGCGGCAAAAAGACCGGCTGGCACTGAGCGCAGGTTTTTACAGCCCCTGAAAGTCTGGCCGTAAGAGGTCACCAACGGGTTGCCGCTGAACAGGTTTTCCGGTATTTCCTCCACGCCGGTATTCTGGAACGTGGCGCCAAACGAGGTAATAAGCGAGCAAGACGCGAACAGCATCGGCGGAATATTTACCAGTGAGGTGCAACCGTAGAACGTCGATCCGGCACCGGACAGCAGAATGTTGTTTTTCAGCAAATCGCCGGGCAATACCGCCAGTGAGGTACAACCCGAGAATGTCAGCGTTAACGAAGTGAGATTGATGCAACCATCAAGCAGGCCGGACGGTAGCGCGATCAGTGCGCTGCAATCACGGAATGTCGATCCCATACCTTTCAGAGATACCATGTCACTGAACAGTTCTTTTGGCAGTCCAACCAACGCAGAGCACTTGTCGAACAAGAAATCGACGGCTGTCACTTTGGCGCAACCGGCAAACATATCTCCCGCGAGAGAAACCAGAGCGCGGCAACCTGAAAACGTATAGCCCAGGCTGGTTAACGCGCTACATCCCCGAAATGCGCCGTTCCCCACAGAAACCAGCGAAGTACAGTTTACAAAAGCGTATGTGAATGTCGTTACCAGCGCTTTCTCAGCAAAAGCATCAGCATCAATTTTCGTGAGCGATCCACAGTTAGCAAAAGCGTATGAGAAAGTGGTGACTTTCGCGCAGTCAGCAAAGGACGGGAGCGCTGTCAGGCTGCTGCACCCATAAAACGTACTGGCAAAGGTCGTCACCTCTACGCAGCCGCTGAAAATATCTTTCGCTACAGTTTCAAGAGAGCGGCAGCTGTAAAATGCAGAGGCGAATGTCTGCGCCTGGCTGCACCCGGCAAATAAACCCGCGCCGACCGTTTTCAGCGAACTGCAACCAGAAAAGACCGTGCCGAAATAGGTCACTTTCGACAGACCAGCAAACAGACCGGCAGGAACAGAAAGAAGCTGCGAACAGCCAGTGAATGCACCGCCAAAATGATTCGCTTCAGAACATGCTTTAAACAGGTTGGCGGGAATTGCCGTCAGTGCCGTGCAATTCTGGAATACGCCGGTGAATGCGCCGCCCGGAACATCCGTAAACATATCAGCAGGCAAGACAAGAAGATTTTTACACGCCCTGAAGCTATAAGAGAATGTCCCTGCTGAACCGCATCCTGTAAATATTCCCGTGCCGATATTTGCAAGCATTGAGCAACCATCAAACGCGTAACTGAAATTCACCGCAGATACACAGCTGTGGAACAGATTATTGCCGATACTGATCAGGCCGGTGCAGCCTGCAAATACCGATGAGAAGTCGATCGCATCGGGCTGGTTTGCAAATAACCCCGATGGAACCTCAGTAAGCGATGTACACCCTCTGAATGCGTCTGAAAAATCCTCTATCTTCATGCGAGAAAACAACGATGCCGGAATACCTGTAAGCGACGAGCAGTTGGTAAAAATATTTTTGCAGTTATTCACGTTTGGCAAATCGTCAAATGCTCCGGGACGAATAGCCATTAATCCGGTGGTATCCAAAGCGAATCCTGAAAGATGACCTCTTTCCCCTGTAACACTAATCAATTCCACAACAGGGTTCAGTTTCGAAGAATAGTTAGATAAACGGCTGCGCAGACAGGCGGTTTCCGTGTTCTTAACCGTGATGGTGTATTCCTTTCCCTGTACTAATTCACGTGTAGGAATAACCCAACCTGAAGCTTCACTGGCGGGATCGAAACGGTAGTCCCGGCTGTCAATGCCGTCGCCATAGTCAACCGTGAACCCCTCGTCCATATGAGCAAAGAATATTGGCCTGGTTGCACTGTCGATGCGGGTAATGAACTTCATTACCGCGACCACTTTTATGCTGAACACCGCACTGACGCCATTAGTCGTCGTAACGGTGACCGAACAGGTACCTCGCTTCATGCCCGTAACCAGAATATCGCCGTTTACTATCCGGGCGGTCGCGATTGTTTGATCCGATGTAGTTACCGTAAAGGTTTTATCTTCCGCGTATTCGGGGAGAATTGTCACCGTGACCGTTTCCGCGTCCCCGGGGGCCAGATTCAGCTCGTAGCGGGATAAAACCACCTGCAACGGGACAAAGCGCGGCGTGATTTTCTCCGTGGCGTACATGTAACCGGCCGCATACGAGGTTCCCTGAAGTCGGCCAAATACATGAACGGAAAACCAGCTGCGCAGATTCCTGGCGCGCAGCACCGCCAGTTTTAGATCCTGCTGGTCGTATTCTGTCACCGGCAAATCGTTCTGATACACGTTCAGGCGAAAGGTATACGGATCCCCTTTCGGGTTCTGATTGAACCATTCAACAATATCCGTCCCGAAAGGACTGTCCACCAGGGCATGACGGACGGCGGCGACCGTACCACGATGGCGGTGGATGTAGTGGGCGCGCTTGATCGCATCGCGTTTCTTTTGTTCTGACCAGTTAATATTCCAGGTATCAACCTGATATTCCCACGCCAGCCACGGCAGCAGCGCCAGCGGGCAACTGTCCGGATCTTTAACCCAACGGATCAGATATACCGGCAACCTCTCCAGTGCGGCGGCGCTGGCCCTGTCTATGGCCCGTTCCACGGCGGTGGCGTTGGGTGGCAGAATGCTGGCGGGATAATTAGCGGTCATAGTCCATCACCACAAGATTGATTTTCACAGAGGTACAATGAGGCGCTTCGCCCATCGTCGCAACGACGTCGGCGGCCGGTGAATGCAAATCGACGGTAACAACGCCGTCCTGATGCAGCGCCCCGTCTATGCCCGACCGTGCAGCGGTGGCGTTGATAAGATGCACAGAGGCGGTGTATTCGTTCAGTGCTGCGGTGGCTTTTTCCAGCACCGTGGCGGTGTCCACGCCGTAAGGGACGTAAATGTCAGCAACCACCTGATAATTCACAATCACGGCGGAACGGACATAATCAGCCACATAATCCGTAATCGGGCGCACGTCCTCCGGGTTCACCGCTGCCAGGACTTTGTCGAGCAGAGCCTGCGGGGCGGTTCCATCCCCGGTGCGTGACAGCACGTAGAGGAAAACGCGGCCCTCCTGGTTATGTGTTTCAGGGCCATAGGCGCGCACGTCGAGCACATCCGCATCAGCCCCGCGCGCAAAATAGTGATAGGCATTACGGGCACCCGCCGTGCTCAAGCGCGCCCATGAGAGCAGCGCGCGGGCGCGCAACTCTTCGTCGCTTTCGTATACGGCGTCTGCCTCGTCGGTGGCTTCAGTAATCAGCAGACGTTCAGTGTCAAAATTACCCGCGACCTGATCGAGATCCGCCCCCAGGGCGCTGGAAAGCAGCACCGCGCGCACGGCTTCATTGATACGTTGCAGCAGATTGATCTCGCGATAGGTGAATGCCTGAGCCAGCGCGGCCATCGGTTCAGATTCAAGCAACAGCGCAGCAGACACAGAAGCCTGAAGTTCCGCAGGCATGGCCGCCACGATAAGCGCCCGGATATCAGCCAGCACCGTTTCAAAATCCGGCACCTCGACGATATCAGGCTGCGGGATCTGAGATAAATCGACGGACGTTTGCACGCTAGCCCCTTAACCTGATGGTGTTGCTGGTATCTGTCATGGTTTCCGTGATAGTGCCGGCCAGTTCAGCAGTCACCGCGCCTGTTTCTGAAAACACCACATTGACGGTGGTCAGACTGATCCGCGGCTCCCACTGCGCCAGCGCAATAGCGGTGGCGCCCATCAGCTGCATGCGGGTGACGGTGTTCTGTGGCGCATCGAGTAAATCAGGTACCACGCTGCCAAAGTCCCGGCGCATCACACGGGAGCCTGTTGGCGTGGTGAGGATTTTTGTCACAGACTGCCAGAGCTGATCGTGATCGGTCAGCGAACCGGTGCCTTCCGGGTTCATCCCCGTGTAACTGGCTGTCACTGCGGGCCTCCTGTAGTACTCCCACCAGACTGCACGCCACCGTGTTTATGTTCATGTACGGTGATCCCGTTTGACTGCAACACGCCGCCGGAATGGAACACATCACCGGCCATCGTGCCGCCGTGGGTCAGTTCGAAAGTGCGCGTTTTGAGGTGTTCCGTGCATTCCACCTCCGGTGTGTCCAGCGTGACGCGGGTCTCGGCCTGGATATGCGCGGTTTTAATACCGGTCACGGACAGTGCTCCGGCATCGGCGGCGGCGTCGTAATGCAGGCGCGCGCCATCCGGTGCGGTGATGCTGATTTCCAGCAGGTTGCTGCCCGTTGGCGGATTATCTGCGCTGTATGCAGAGCCAATCACAAACGCGTTTTCAGGGTTGCCGCCCGGACAACCGATCCAGACCTGCTCCCCTATCGAGGGCGGCAGCCAGATGCTGAATGCCCCTGCGCGGGTGACGTTCCAGCGGATCCAGGTGGTCAGCAACCTGCCGGAGCGAACGCGCACCGCTTTCTTGTCGGCGCTGATTTGTTCCACGACGCCCAGGCGCAGAATGTTTTCCAGCAGGCGCATCAGCTCAGCATTCATGACGCACCGCCCAGACTGCTGATAACGGCGTTTTCCGTAGCGCTCAGGTCTGCCGGAGTTATGCCCAGTAGTTCACGCGCCGGGTACTGCGCGTAAGCGCCCGGACCAACCTCGTCTTTGAGGCCGTACTGGTGAATACGGGCAATGCGCGCAGCGATGCCGTCAAATCCTACGGTGACGCCGCCCGCGTCCGGCCTGACCTTCATAAAACGCAGGGTGCGCAGGCGGGTAAACATCGGTGCTTTTTTTGTCTCTGAATGCGTCGCTGATTGCGTTTTGATTTCCAGATACCGCTCGATATCGGCACGGTAGAAGGTGCGGATATCCCGGCGCTTCTCGTCAAAACCCGTGATTGTCCGGCCATATTTACCGCGCCCACCGCGCCAGTTTTTCAGCGCCCGCACCTCGTTATTCCAGAAGAACTTGATCCCCTGCTGGGTGCGGTAAACCTTACGGCGGCGCACGGCATAGCCGCTGCCGTCCGGGTTTTTCTGTGACGCGATACGACGCTGCTGACTGCGGCGCAGTGCCAGACCAATTTTGCGCGCGGTACGGGTGCGCCCCGCCGGGCTGACGCCGTCGAGGATGTTCTGAAAGATCTGATCCAGCTCGCTGAACATGCGATCGCTCACGCTCCGCCCTCCTGAAGCATACCTTCAAATACCAGCCCCCAGCCTGCGGCGTGAGGGGCCAGCACGCGCGGGCGAGGCTCCGGCAAATGCTCGGCGCACGGCACGCCGTTTTCATCCAGATGAACCAGTACACGCTGACTCACCGGCAGCTCAAACATCAGATCGGCGGTGTCATCGTTGTTAATTAGCGTGGTGAATTTAATCTGCTGGTTTTTATCGGGGTTCAGCAGCAGATCGGGTTGATTAAACCAGAGCCAGGCCATCAGCGGCAGCGTGAAGTCGTCAATGCTCCCGGCGTAGTTCATGACGAACAGCACCAGAGAATAGCGATACATGAACGACGGCGTTTCACCGGTGGTTTCAATGCCACCCTCTTCAACGAACACCGTCCAGGCTTCCGGGTTCGCCCGACACCAGGTGTTTGCTTTCTCAATGGCGGCGCGGAGTGTGTTTATCTTCAGCATTTATGGCTCCTTTCGGGTGTTCTGGCGCAGGCTGTCCCACTGGCGGATCGCCGCTTTGTCGGCATTACATGAATCAAGTGCATCTATCAGCCTGTCGCTGAATATCGCCACCGCGCCCCAGGTCACCGGCTCATCCAGCGCCGGGCGCGTCGTCTCTTCGGTCAGGCTCTCCGGGACGGGTTCACGGACCAGCTGAATGATCGGCGCGGGCGGTGCGTTTTTGCAGGCTGCGGCTGACAGCGTCAGGCACAGGAGTAACAGCACACGCGTCACCATTGAACGCGGCCTGCATTGCTTCTCGCCGTCGCTCCCCTTCTGCATTACGCTCTTGCTCACGGACTTTTACCTCTGCCAGTAACTTATGGGTTTGTATGGCGGTCGCCTTCACTTCCTGAATAACCTGGTCGTAACCGGTCGCCGTTTCGGTCAGCAGCTTGTTGCGGGTCCTGGCCTCGCTCAGCTGGTCGGTCTGCCACCAGACAGCAGCCAGAAGGACAAGCATCACAATCACGCTGCCCGCCCTCATGACGACGTACTCAGGCCCAGCAGGCACCAGGCTTTAAAGTCATTGCGCCGGTTAACCAGCCCGGGGGAGCGCTTACCGCCCGCATTGACAAAATCAGTAAGCCTGTTGCACATCTGCGGCCATTGCCTGGCCTGAGCATGCTTCCAGATCGTGGTCCTCTGCTTGCGTCCGTTTTTATCGGTGAACCACATCAGCCCGGTGCAGCCCAGATTCAGGGCGGCATCCGTCATGGCCTCAAAGGTGAGCTGGGGCATGTCGGCGCCGTGGAAATTGTTATTGATGCAGTTCTCCGCCCGTTGCAGATCGTTGATCCAGCGCCGCGCTATTTCCTGGTTGCTGTATTCGCGGTTTTCCACGCCGCCCGTGGAGCCAATGCCAACCGTCAACACCCCCGCCGTGCAGTAATAAGGCGTGCTGCGGCAGTCTTCCCAACCTGCAATTTTCTGCTGCCCTTCTTTCGACGTTCTGACGCTCCCGGGCGCCAGCGAAATGCCCAAGGCCACAATCACCGCAATCGAACATTTTTTGATGATGTTCTTCATGCCGGGTTGTCCCCGTGCAGTTGCTCCAGCAACTGCCGCTCGCGGTCCGACAGGTTACGGGTTTCCGCCTGGCGGAGAATCTGCTCGATCAAATCGTTACGGCGCTGGCTGGCCTGCTCAATGCGGCGGCGGTGAATCGCCAGCCGGACGGCGGAAACAATCCCCAGAAGAAGGCCAGCCAGCGCCAGTTTTTCGCTGACGGTCATCACGCCCACGCCGGTAACCAGGGCGGATGTTGCAAACGCAAAATATTCGTTAATACGATCCAGAGTCATTCCCATAACTGGACGGTTACCCGTTCCACCTCGCTGGTTATCACGGGCATTTCGATCTCCTGCCCGGCATTCAAAAATATCTGGTTGCTCAGTCCCGGATTGGCTTCGAGCACCTTCTCCGTGACACCTGCGGTTTTGCCGTAATGACGCCAGCAGAGCTGATCAACCGTGTCGTTTTGCAACGCCCTGACTTTCATCAGAACAGCTCCGCATAAATACGGGCTTCTTCCCGAATGTCCGCGATACTCCAGCGCCCGTCCCGCCAGAGATCATCGATCTGCCTGTCCAGGGCCTCCGCATCCTTGTCGCCCTTTGGCGTGGTGCCAACGTCCCTGTAACCTTCCAGTACGCTGGCGCGCGTGAAGGAGTAGACCGCACGCCGGAAGCGATAGACTTTTGCGCTTTCTCCGTTGATCTGCTCGACAGGTTCACCGGTGGAAGTCAGCAGGACGGAAGCCAGCGATTCCGCGCCTTCCGCTTCCCTTTGCTTGCGCCAGTCCTTCAACTGATCCGCGACATGCAGCGCGGCCTCCGTTGCCATATGCATTAATCGGGATGTTGTAATGTCACCGGCGATGCGGGCAGCGAGTCGCAGATCGTGGAGCTTCACTGTCGGCCAGAAGGTGCCGACGGCAATCTGTGCGCCGCCGTCGTCCACGTCCGTCACATCACTCTCTGCGGGCCTGACGGGGCGCTGTGCGATAAAACTCATCGTCGTTTCTCCGGTAGGTCAGGCGGTGGGCGCCCGGTGAAAAGACCGCATCACGGGCAGATCACCGGACACGCCGCCTGCGGCGCAGGGCCAAGTCGTTACAGTCAGGCGTTTTCTCTGGCGGCGGTTTTCGTTGTCTTTTTTGCCGCCGTTTTGCGGGTGGCTTTTTGGGTCCCAGCCGCCGTTTTCGTCTGCTTGCGTGTTCGTGTTGTTTTTTCTGCTGCAGGTGTTTCGGTTGCCGCTGTATCGCTGGATGAAGGCTCATCTTCCGCATCACCACTCGCCGTGCTGGTCTGCGGCGCCTTCTTCAGCGCGCTGACCAGAGAGGCGATCTCCCGTCTCACGCCTGCGCCCGGGTTCAGGCTCATGGCTTCCCGGAAGAGTTTCAGCGCTTCGCCTTTTGTTTCCGCGTCTTCCGTGTCGCGACGACAAAACGCCCTCACCTTGCACAGCTTCGCGCGGACCTCATCCGGCATATCACTGTCAGCCACAATGTCGGCCAGCTCGTCCAGCATGGCGATATAGCCTGACAAATCGGCTCCTGCGTCCGTGGTGGCGAGGTTCAGAATGGGGTTGCAGATTTCCTCGGCCAGTACCGTGGGTGCCGGGCGGCGATAGTTGTCATCCGGCATGCTCAGGCCATGCTTAACGACATAGCGCCCGATACGCAGCGCCAGCGCATAGTCGGAGCAGTCCACCGCCCACACCATCAGCGTGGTGATGACCGGATCCGCGCGCCCGCTGTCGCCCTCGATCGTGCCGTCAATCCATCCCTGAAACTCAGGAAGGATGCTGGCCTTTACAGCGGCCTTCGCCTGGCGGGACTGGATTTGGCTTAGCGAAGATTTATGCATATGCAGGCGAAAGAGGATCTGCTCATGCGCGGTGCGCGTCTCCGCGTCACGCTCATCACTGATGCCCCGCCTCTCTGCCATGACTTTCTGAAAGTGTCTTTGTGCCGGTGTCAGCATGGGTTCATTCTCCTGGGCGGGCTTGCTGCCCGCCATGTGATGGGGATTATCAGGCGAATGTCACGCCGTCGATCATGGCAATCATGCCGTACTCTTCAATGACATAGTCATCATTGCTGGACTGGTAAGTCGCCACGCGGTTGTAGTGCGGCTCTTCCCGGATAGAGCGACGCAGGGAGCCTTTCTGGTAGTACACAGAGAGGTTTTTCAGGTTAGTGATGAGTACGACATCTTCAGGAATACCCGGGACAAAGACCGTCGGCAGACCGCCGATCTTTTCCTGGCTGACAATGAGCTGCGCAGCCAGCAGTTCGGTATTCGGATTGGTCTGGCTGAGCGCGTTCACTTTCGGCAGGTTCACTTTCAGCAGCAGATCGGACGAGAGCACAGTCACCAGGCCGGGAGCGCGGCGGAACCAGGGATCCATAAGGCTGTGACGCGCATCAAGCACGGCGGCATCAATATTGCCGTAGGTGCCTGACGCAATTACCGCGTTATTCTCATCACGGGAGGTCAGCGTGATACCCGGCATAATGCGCTGCGGCGCTTCATTGCGGATTTTTTGCAGCCAGCCAACACCGCAATCCTGCAATAACGGGTAGGTCGTGCGGTCGGAGTTTTCAGAGTAATGCGTGCCATTAAAGCCAATCATCTGGCGATCCAACCCCAACTGACGAGCCATCGCATTACTGATTAATGACTGAAATTCAGGGTGACCGGCCCACGCGTCCAGCTCCGCATACGAAAGCGCATAGTCATAGTTGGTTTTGCGGCAGTGGTAGTTCTGCGGCTCTTTGTTATGGTTCGGTGCAGGGTTACGGCGGTTGGTGCCGTCCGAGCTGTTATTGGTGCTCGCCATCGGCCCTTTACTGCCGATTTTTACTTTCTGCCCTTCCTGCTCTTTAACCCCAAAGTGGTTAACCAGCTTCATGAAGTCATCCGACTCCATGGCGGCCTGTTCCAGTTTTTGCTGGATAGTCGGATCGACGCTGAAACGATTGGCAACGGCTGAGGGTGAGACACCGTTCAGATGTGCCTGGCGCACAATGTACTTATCAAATAATTCGCGGGTCAGGTTTTCCATTTTTTACCTCTTAGAATTCTGCAAGCTGCGCGCTGCTGTTGCCGGTTGCCGCCGGTCGTGCGCTGTAATTTTCTGCGGGCTGGAGCTGAAGCTGACCGCGCAGCTCGTTAAGTTCGCTGGTCAGTTGCTGAATGGTGGCTTTATCCTGTTGGCGGTCCTGTTCCAGGGCACTGAACCGGTCAATCTGGTCTGCCTGAGATTGAGCAACGGCTTCAACAACCTGATGCAACTGACTGAACCGCTGATCGTCGGTTTTCTGGCCTTTACCAAGGATGCCCATCACGCGGTTGAACCAGTTGACGCCCTCCTCGCTGCGATGAGCGGCCAGTTCGATCACTTCAGCTTCAAGCGCATCAGAGAACAGCGGCGCCTCGATCTGCTGGTTATTGAAGGCCATCACCTGCGCGCGCTGCTGCGCGGCAAATTTAAGGCGCTCAGTCCCCAGACTTGCCGGGGTGTCCGTCATCGCCAGGCCGACCACATACGCCTTACCGTTAAGGGCAAACTGCGGATGCAGCTCAATACTGGAATAGATTTTTTTTCCTTCATCGGTGAGCTGCTTCATTCGTGCCGAAGCGTCGATCTCGGCATAGAGCGCCGTACGACCGGCCAGCGGCCCTTCGGTGATATCCTCCGCGCTTAAAGCAACAACATCCCCCATGGCGCCAAAATTGCTGTCAGGAAGCATGGAGAGATAGTGCTCCACGTTCACGCGGGCGCCGTAAACGGCCGGGTTGTAGCTCGCCGCCGCATCGCGGAGGTGCTGCGGCTGGATCTCGCGCCCGTCAACGGTGGCGCCGGAAACCGCAACGCGAAACTTTTTGCGGGCGGGTTTAGTCGTGCTGGCCATGTCGTTTTATCCTGTTGATTAATGTCAGTCGCTGCATCATCGCAGAGCCTGAAAGCCCGGCGCCACGCGGTTTTGTTGTCGGAGAACGGCCAGACCTGAAAGCCCGAGCCGCGGGGATCGCGCGCAGGTAATCTCCCTGCTCAAAAGGGGGAAGTGATGATTCAGGATGCGTTTATTCGATTAAGGGCAAAGCAGCTCTACTGGCAGGGTTACCCGCCCGCCGAAATTTCGCGACTCATGGGTATCAACTCAAACACGGTTTATTCCTGGAAAAAACGTGACGAGTGGGACGACACAACGCCTATCAAACGGGTAACGCAATCCATTGACACCCGCCTCTGCCAGCTGAGCGCGAAAGACAATAAAACCAGTGGCGATTTCAAAGAGATTGACCTGTTAACCCGGCAGTTGAAAAAGCTAGATACCGGGCAGGCTTCCACTATCACCGGCGTAAAAAAAACCAGTCGTCGCAAGAAGAAAAATCACTTCTCCGAGGAGCAGATCGAGGCGTTGCGCTTAAAAATTCTCGACTCTCTCGCATGGCACCAGCGCGGCTGGTACGAACAACGAGATCAGCGTAACCGGATGATCCTCAAATCGCGGCAGATCGGGGCAACCTGGTACTTTGCCCGCGAGGCATTACTGGGCGCACTGAGAACGGACGTTAAGCACGACTATCAGCGCAACCAAATTTTTCTGTCGGCGTCCCGCAAGCAGGCGCTCCAGTTCCGCAACTTCATCCGTAAAGCGGCTGAAGAGGTGGACGTCGAACTTAAAGGCGGTGAGCAAATCACGTTGTCAAACGGCGCGGAGCTGCATTTTCTCGGGACGTCGGCGGCGACGGCGCAGTCGTACACCGGCCACCTGCGATTTGATGAGTTTTTCTGGACAGGAAACTTTATCAACCTGCGCAAGGTTGCCGGAGCCATGGCAACGCTAAAAGGCTTAACTCGCACGTACTTCTCCACGCCATCGAGTGAAAGCCATGAAGCCTATCAGTTCTGGACCGGCGATCGATGGAATGCGAAACGGCCTAAAGCGCAGCGGGTTGATTTCGACGTGTCCTGGAAGAAAACGCATAGCGGCGTGCTTTACCCGGACAAAACGTGGCGGCAGATCGTCACTATTCAGGACGCTATCAGCAACGGGTGGGACTACACCGACATTGATGAAATCAGGGACGAAAACAGTCCCGATGAATTTGAAAACCTGTACATGTGCGAGTTCGTCAAAGACGGCGAAAGCGCGTTCAATCTTAGTCAGTTACTGGGGTGCGGCGCTGACGGGTATGACGACTGGCCCGACTGGAAACCCTTCGCCAGTCGCCCTATGGGCCAACGTGAGGTGTGGCTGGGCTACGACGCCAACGGCGGCAGCGGCAATGGTGATGCCGGTGCTCTGTCCGTGACGGTCCCTCCCCTTGTGGCTGGCGGTCGGTTTCGCACGGTTGAATTGAAGCAACTGCGAGGACTTGAGTTTGAACAGCAGGCAGCGGTCATCAAAGAGGCTGCCGAGCGCTACAACGTCACTCACATCGCCATTGACGGTCAAGGCGTCGGGGAGGCGGTCTGGCAGATTGTTAAAAACTGGTTCCCGGCGGCTATTTGCTACCAGATGAGCCTCTCTTCCAAGCGCGCCCTTGTCCTCAAAATGTTGCAGGTCATACGCGCCGGCCGCTGGGAATATGACCGCAGCGAGCAGGGTCTGGTCAGAGCCTTCAACGCTGTTCGCAAAGTTGTTACGCCCGGCGGTTTCATCACTTACGAAACTGACCGATCGCGCGGCGTAAGCCATGGTGATATGGCGTGGGCAACCATGCTTTCGATTATTAATGAACCGTTGGGCCAGGAAAGTGGCGGCGGTGGTTTCGCAATGGGATGGTAACTGTGAAAAAGAAATACGGTAAAAAGCCGATAGCCAGCACCGCCGGTTCTGACATTGTGGAGTCACTGAAGGCCGATCCCGCGTTGACAGCGTTCAGCTTTGACGGCCCTTATCCCGTGCGGGATATGGCCGATTTGCTGGACAATCTCTATTGCATGGACAACGGGCGATACTATGAGACGCCAGTAGACTTTTACGGACTGGCTAAAGCTCCGCGTCAGAGCGCCTGGCATGAGTCGGCGTTGTATTTCAAACGTAATGTGCTCACCGGCTGTTTTATCCCGCACAAACTGCTCAATCGCCAGACCTTTTCCGCGTTTGCGCTGGACTGGTTCACGTTTGGCAATGCCTATCTCGAATTGCCGCGTAATCGCCTGGGCGGCCCGCTTCCCTTCAAACACTCTCTTGCGAAGTACACCCGGCGTGGGAGCACAGATCTCGATCAATACTGGTTTATCCGGCGCTGGAAAGAAGAGCACACATTCAAATCAGGAACGGTTTGTCACGTTCTGAACCCTGATATTAATCAGGAGGTCTACGGTATGCCGGAATATATGGCAGCATTGCTGGCCGCCAGCCTGGCCCACTCCGCTGACATGTTCCGTAAGCTTTACTACGACAATGGATCGCATGCTGGATGCATTGTTTATATTGGCGCCGGACAGGTTGACGATAAAAGCATGAAGGCAGTCAAAGAGACGTTGACCGGCGCGCGTGGTAAAGGCGCATTTAAAAACCTGCTGCTGCATGCGCCAGGCGGCGGCAAAGACGGCGTGCAAATCCTCCCCTTCCAGCAGATCACGGCGAAAGATGAGTTTATCAACATTAAGAACGCCACACGTGACGACATACTCGCAGCGCACCGTATCCCGCCGCAGCTGATGGGCGCCATGCCAGAGGGAAACGGCTCATTTGAGGATATCGAGAAAGCCGCACGGGTCTACGCTATCAACGAGCTGACGCCCGTGATGGAGGCGCTGAAGGTGGTCAATGAGTGGATCGGAGAAGAAGTGATCCGCTTTAACCCTTACGCGTTGCTTACCCCTGAGAAATAACCGCCAGAAAATTCAGTTTCTTTGAACGACATCAGGCATTTATAACAAGCCAGCGTTTTCGCTGGCCTCATCTTTTCTGCTGAAAAAATCCCGCATCAGCGCCCCTCTGCGCGTCGCTGCTTTTTGCCTGCGCGAGGCATGCCTCTACCTAAAATCACCGCTCACCATGACGCAGAAACCGTGAAATTGCGTATTCTGCCGCCTTCCCTGCCCTGACCCGTTTGCGGGGGCTTGCCCCCCGTCACCTGCGCGCAGCAATCCTTTCATTTTTCGTGCATGCAAGTAATCGGCTTCAAAGCCCGCCAATTATGGGCTTATAACGGGTTAACAAACAAAAGAAAGAATGCAAACTTACGCATTTCTGTGCAGGATACAACTATTGGAACTCCTAATTGTGATCATAAGATTACTGTGCATAATGATTTATAT